CAACCGTATCTACTGAAGCAGTACTAAAATCCTGCGCAGAAGTTTGGATTACATAGAGAGAAGTTTGGTTTGCACTTGGTTTTGCTATAGCAACTACGATACCTACTGCAGTTTCAAGTGATACTGCTTGTTTTACCTCTTCGCCTGTATCGTACAGGGCAGTAGCAATATTCTCGTCGTCAAACTTGATTACCTTAGCGAATCGTATGAAATCCTTGTCTATTCTTTCGTTGTCAAAATATGCAAATAGTCCAGCATGTGCCTTCATTCCCTCAGCAGAAAAATAAATAGTTTGCTTTGGCATATAAAAGGCAGTTGATAAGTCTCTTTCGTATGCACCTCCACCTATGCTCTCAGTAAACTGAACAGGTGAGACAGGTTGCATAATATCATCGGAATTAGTACCGTACTGGCGAGAAGTCTTTGGTCTCTGTGTCAATCTTAAGGAATGAACCCCGTACCAATGGAACTGGTGTAGGTTCAATATAGCATCTTTGTATGGTACGATTGACTTCTCAAACGCATCATTCTCGCCGATTGTATTAATAATAGTAGAAGGTCTTACCGTATCGTCCATCCAGTTGTTAAACTGAGGAGTAATACTTATCTGACCTCTGAAAGCAGATCGACCAAAAGGATTCAACGGAACCGTATTAGTATAATATGGATTCGTGAATACAGTATTATCTGTAATCGCTTCAGCCATTACGAGAGAAGGATAACTATCTACGTTTTTAGAAGCGATTGAAGAATACTCAAGGTCGTATGAGTTTAATATTATTTTCGGATGTACTGTTTTTTCGTACGTATCGATACTTGCTGCGTAATCAATATTGTCTATGTCACTCTTCCCGTGTCCTTCAAAGTTATCAAAGGCAGAGAAAACCGTATTTGGATGCCCATCATTCATATTCTGATTGGCAAAGTTTACAGCCAAATCATAAAATGGATTTGTCTCAGCATCAGCAGGCAACAACCTTACGTCTGAAGGATGACCTGAAAATGGGATAGCAGTAACGTCTGTCAGTTCGTAATGCGATTTTCTAGGAATCGGAGCATATGGTTTTGCTGAATCAGATCCTTCGAGTTTCTCTACATCAAGTTCGCTGTCAATCTTTATCGTATCATTTCTTGCTGTGTAGTATGCCACACTCGTAGAAATACCGTACTCAAGACTTGGAAATTTCTTGAATTCGCTTGTCCATATTTGACCAGTATTATCGATTGTCTCACTAGCAACTGGATCAGTATTTTGTGCCGCACTTGATATTCCAAGATTATTTCTCTGTGGTCTAAAATCAAGACAGTTGGCCATTGAATACTTTTTTCCTGTCGCCGAAATATGTACTGGTAACTCATCTCTCGGTATAGAATTAGGATAGGAATCAATACAGAAGTAAGAACCTCCTGAATCAACATGATTAAAGTAATCAAATACGATACCGATCTGACCCGTTGGAGGTGCGCCAATAAGTTTTACTCCACCCCACTCGTAATAGTTATCTTCCATCCCAGAATACATCTCGTAGTTCTGAGTTACATACACCGTATTTGCTCCTGACAGGTTTGATCCTGTAGCAGCAGCACTAAGATCAGAAGGATTCAATGCATTTGGCGTTCCACTTGCATCAACTTGGCTATCGACGATCGCACGTATGCGAAAAACATCGATTGTCTGTAAAGAATCAAGCAACCCTATGGTTTTATTAGGATCGGTAACTATTACAGATTGACCTTCGACCAAGGTTTTTTGTTTTGGTACTACGGCAGTCTCAGTTTCTGCTGCGTAATACACGTCTACATTCGATGCTGATCCAGCATCCTGTACCGTAAATGTAACTTCCTTTGCTTTAGTAGCAGAACCACCTCCTGATAATGCAACCGTATCATAAGATGATGAGAAGTTTAGAGAGTTACCGACTGGTGTCGCCAGTGTATCTGATGTACCTGTGACAAATATTGCGAATAACTCCCTTGCTTTCTTTGCGTCCACATCGGGATTGTCATATTCCGTAAAGGTAAAACCAGCAGGAGCAGAGACAGAAAGAGACTTGGTTAAGCCAACTCCTCCAGTCACGTTAGTATTCGTTAACTTCCTACTAACGTACTTGGTATTAATAACACCATTCTCATCCCTGATTGATTTTACTTCAAACGGAAGTTCATACAAAAATTGTGATTCTTGACTCTGAGAAAGTAAAACAGAACCACCCTGTGAATCCACACCATTATTTGCCGAAATCTGTAATCGTGTGGGAACTGAAAGTCCGTCATGGACGCAAATTGCTTTTACATCTTTCGTTTGATAGATGAACCTGTAACCATCACCAGGTAATGGTTCGTTAGGCATCTCTTCAACAACGCAAGACGTGTTCTGGAAATAGTCTACTATTTTTGTTTTTTGACCCGTCAATGCTCCTGAAGTAAACTCAATAGTAACTCCGTTGTAAGCATCGTCTAGGGAAGCAGTAGGTCCGTTAAGCGAAATAAATGTAAGGTTCGCTACAGATCCAATAGTATTTGCTAATGTTTGTGGTTTAATATTCCATAGTACTGTCGCATATTCGTTTTTACCTTGATCCACATTTTCTATGTTGTGTGGAACAAAATCTCTCATCCTTGCTGTCGCCATGACAGTAGAATTTAATTGGGTTTGCGATGCTGTATTTGGTGTTATACAGGTATGGAGGTAAAGAACCTGGTCTAGATTCTCTGCGTCAATCGAGTTTGGTGCCCCGATACCAGAACACAAAAAGTAATTCTGTACAGGCAACCCGACCGAAATAGTATCTAGGTATTGTAACTCTCTTGGAGCACGGATAGGAATGGTTTCTGTTCTTTGGTAATTTACAGTTGTATTACCTAACTGAACTATTCCTGGCTCAATATGTAATGAGTATGTATTTGAGTTTACAATATTTTGTGTTGATCCATCTCCGACAAGAGCATTCAACGTCATCTGTGTGTCATTTGCGACTGCCACGACGTTTGCCCCTGCTGATGGTGAGACTATGTAAGGTTGATCATTTAGATATTTCTCAGTTTGCTTTTCGACATATAATTGTGTGTCATTAGAAACTGCGACAACCTCGTAATCTTTATTAGATATGGAAATTTTCTTCCCAATCTCAAAATCGGTCAGAAACTGTGTATTTGTACCAGTGATAAAACCCGTACCATTAGTTGATACGGTTCCGTTTCCGTAAAATCTCTGATTGCTCAAATAGACAATGTCTCCGACTTTGAAATCGGACGTAAAGGACGTTCCGTTACCTGAGATGACAGCGACCGACTGGGCATTGGTTGTACCCTTAACCCCAAAGTTTTGAGATAAGCTAAGAGTTTGTCGTTTAATAGATTTTCGGTCATATTCTTTTGTGTCGTGCCAAATGTTTACTGGATCTTCACTTACCCATGACGACGCAACCACTCCATTCGCTATTCTGAATAACTCAAGGAATTTGGTATTTGCATCACGGTCAAATGTATTTCCAACGAAGGATGATCCTCGGTACTCACGTTTAGACAGGACAAGTTTTTGCCTGTACCTTGTGGCACCAGGAGCATTGAAGTTGTATGACCCGTTAGCAGGGTCAAGGAGAGTTCTACCAAGATCTACACCCGACTGAGAAGGACTTGTATTTGCGTCATTCTCATCTACAATGATTTCATCAATGTAAAACCCGACTGAGTAGTCAGGGGCAGAAGAGTATTTTTCAAGTACCAAATATTGCTCAGGTACATAGTTCAGGAACCCAGACATATAATAACAGGATTCCTGAACTGATACCAATGAAGCAACGTTTGAAGCATTTGGAATCTTAGAGGGACCAGTAGCAGAGGTTGTAGTCGCCTGCACACCATCGTCATCTGTTGAAACCGTAATACCATCACTGAAAATTTTGTCCGTAAAATATCTAACTATAAGAGTGTTCATGTCTTCGGCATCGCGAGGAACAACACCGACCACATATGCTCTGGCCGTACCAGTGGTGTCAGACGCACCAGATATCACTGTATTTTGAAACGCATTCGCTACAATATCGACGGAGTCGAATTGATTTTCTAATTTTATAGACGCCAACCCTGTATCAATAACGATACCTCCTCCAGAAACTAGGTCTCCGTCAGAGTAAGAAGTGTTGGCTAACTTCGTGATTTGATCCTGTAAAATTGTCTGCGATTGTGTAAGTTCTCTGGCCTGAACTGCGTACGAAGGTCTGAACAAAACTCTGTAAAAGTTATCGAGTTCTGAAAAATCGTCAAAGTAAGGACCTGAGGTAAAATTTAATGAATCTTGTACTGGCATCCGTAACTCTTATTCTGGGGCAGAAGACTGCCCCAAGTGATTAGAACTGAACAATTAATTTAATGTCTTCAACTTGGTCACTCGCACGTGAAACAGGCGAGCGATTTTCAACATAAAGAATGTCCCCACGATATTTCTTCATATCAGGTGGATCCATGACCACATTGTCTGAAGTAGCATCGTTTGCTGCGGTAACTGGGTCAGTGGCAACACCTGAAGGATCACCTGCGGTAATACGCATGATTCTCTCTCCAACTTGGAAGGAACCGGAAATCCCGTCCCATCCTGTAGTGGCGTTAGCACCTCGTGTAATCTCAGTAACACGTAGCATTGGGTAAATTTGAGGATCAGTTCCTGATCCAAGAGTTCCTGCTGTATTTGCATCAGCAGTGTTGTTGTAGTCAACGACGTATCCTCTAGCACCCGAAAGTGATCCAATGACCTGTTGGTCAGGAAGGTAATAATCGGAGGATGAACCAATCTGTGATCCAATCTTGATCTTGATGCACTGGTCAGCAAGAGTAGATGTGAATAGAGCAGATGCATCAGCATCCTGAATTGGGTCACGAACAAGACCGATTTTGCGGAAGTCGTTAGAAACCGTAAAGGTGTTAGACTCAGATCCTTCGAGTCTTACGTTCAACATGACGTTGTAACCAAACAGTTCTTCTACCAAATTATATCCATGACCACCAACTGGACTAACGACTGGTCGGAAGTCAGCAGCAGTAGTAACGGTAGCAGAAGCATTCTGTGTGATTGCTAAATCAGCAACGTGATAACCAGATCCCACCTCTGCGATGCTGATATCGGTAATACTTGCAGTATTATCGCCTGTGGCGTAAGCCAAGGCACCTGTTCCATCACCATTAATAGTGACAGTTGGGCCAATCACAACATCATCACCTGCTGTAAGAGCAGCAGTGAGGTCGTATGTATAGTTGGCATCAGCAGTTTGTGAGCCAAGGTTTCCGGTATTTGCCTCTAATGTAAAAGTAGTTCCATTATGAGCATCGATCTTAGCCAGGAGACCTGGGGCAGAGGATGACTGTGAAACATACATAGAGGAATCAACGAACGCATCCTGGGTAGGGTTGGCACCACCATGGTTGGTGAAGTCAAGTACTACGTCAGGTGTCGCACCACCGAGAGTCGATGAAGAAACATCAGCACCGGAAAAGAGATAACCAGCACCATTACCACTTGCGTTTCTCAACACAACGTCAATAGCACCATCAACTGAGTTATCCTCAATTTCCCACTGGTTTGTTCCGTCGTCAGGGATATATGTTTTCCCGTCTAACTGATCGACACCAAGAAGAGCGAAGTCGTCTGTTCTAACACGTCTAACTGGGACGAATGAAGTAGTAATAAACTTCAGTGCGTCGGCAGCAGTAATCGTGTAAAGGTATTTCCACTTATAGCCATCGGAAGTAGTTTCCGATACACCAGCACTAGTATTAATACTGGAAGGCATAACTGTGGATTGCGCACCATGGTTGTTGTACATACACTTATAGACGTTGAAGTCCTCAGTGACAACAAAAAATGGCTTGCTGTAAAGTGTAGCATCCTGGGAGTCAAATTGGTCATAGACTGTGCCAGTTGTCCAGTTGTAGCGATTAACTACGTGGGACACATCTCCTGATATACATCTCTTAGCGAGAATCATATCATCCCAATGGCCATATTCAGTATTTTCTACTGTGTCCGTTGGGGAAGGTGGAGCACTGTCAATATTAACACTACTTGCATCTACCCAAGGAGACACCTTACCGATGAATATGTACTGGTTAGTTCCCGAAGTCTCCGAGAATGCTTCCAGAAATTGTTCCGAGTTGTGAATACGGAACTTATTCGTTACGATAGCAGGCATTTTATTCTCCTGTAAGTTTTAAAAGTATAAAGCATCAAAGTTGCTTTTTTATTTAGGTTTATCAATCTAGAGTCGAAACTCCGTCATGGGTATCAAACCTGATAAAGTCCTCAAAAACAATATCAGCAATCGTTCTAGGATTAGTAATACTGTCTAAAATAATCTCAGATTCTGTAGCACGGATCGGGTCGTCAACAACGATGGTATGACCAGTTTGGGTCAACAGCCAATCATCATTTTTAACCCTATCGTACCGTTCCGTCAGCACAAAGTCATGCAAGGAATCATACCCTGCAATGATCGAATCTCCATATCCTGTAAATAATTCCAGATCTAAATCAAATCCCGTTTCCGTGGTAAGGAAGTATGGGGATCCACCTAATTCTGCATCAAGGATCATTGCGTTATATGTTCCCTCGGCAAGTATGAACTCGTCCAGTTCCGTAGAAAGACCTCCTTCACCCTCATATATTTCTGTTACTATGGGAGTGTCGTCTTCCTCAGCTAAAATGAACTGCAGGGGTTCTTCTATTATTAGGCCATGGAGACGTACATCATCACCTTGGATGAAAACACGTCCCGGACCGTATTGCATAATGGCGTAAGACGTCTCTATGTGTCTCGTGCCTTCTGTCGTGGCATCAATTAGAAAACTAAGATTTGCTGTATCCCCAGTATCGTGTGGGATACCTACGTCGGAGAGTATACTTCCATCAGGGTCTGCGGTGATGGTGTTCGCGTATAGCTCAAAAATCTCAGTTGTGAGAGGTATCTCGTTCAGTTGGAGAACATTCTTTTCAACATCAATCACTTGACGGTGAATGTCTGTAGAATGTACGTTCCAATCGTAATCTATGCTCGTTATTATCTGCGAGTTAGAGTTATTTAGGGCGGAGTTTCCTCCGTGAAATTGGTCTCCTGTCGCAGTTATATTAAACTGAATGACGGGTGTTATCTCAAAAGGAGCGAATTGAAACGGAACAAGATTCGTTACGTCAATCGATACTCCAGTATGCGTGAAATCATACTCAGTTTTTAGCGATGAGGTATTCCCAGCAAATGTATAAGCACCATCAATAGTTATTGGTGTTGTTGGAATCTCAAATGGATCTTTGGTATCGAGTTCAACAGTCGATACATCACCAGCATATAAAGCAAATAGATTGCCAAAGTCTGGTGTGTCTTTTCCTAGACCAGATGGTTTCCCAACAGTAAAGTTGGTGGTATTAGCACCACTTAAAAATAATCCTTGAGGATTCATTTTAGTGCTGTCTACCAGTAAATTATCAGGAATTGCTGAATATATTCCCTTAATAGATTGCTGTACAAATCCATCATTCCGTCCGTTACCGAACATCCAAATCTGTGTTGTATTTGCTGTGATTCGTTTTAGACTCGGATCACGCACCCCTTCAAGGTCGATGTCTCCATCACTAACAAACACAAAAGAACTATCTTCTGTGGATTTCCAACCCATTGGATCTAATGCAAATCCACTTCTTTGATCATAACTGTTTCCACCGATTTCCCTGGCAGAAAGGTTTCTATTATGAACTGCTACCATAGCAACTGTCATATTATGTTCGTAGAAAGTTGAGAACGATCCAGTATTAGATGAGGATCGTAATGTCTCTGGTCCAGAGGCACCAACAGTAAATCCTTCAGGAACAGCAGTGGTGACTGTGTTCACAGTCAAGGCATGTGCTGAACTACTCAATTCCATTGTCTCGCCTGACTCGAGTTCGGTGAGATAGAAACGGAACTGGTTACTCAAAGGATCGTCGGTGCCTTCAATCCAATCTGTCTCA